GTTTTTCCTGGCTCAATCGAGGTGATTTTACAAGCGACGGTCTTAGGAAGGCCGGTTTTACTTTTGTTGAAGGCGAACTTTTGTTTTCGGGCGATTATAAAAGCGCCACTGACAACCTTTCTATTGAGGTTGCAGAGGCTATACTTGGTGAATTGTTGAAGAACTCGGTCTCTGTGCCGGGCTCGATCAAGCATTACGCCATGAGTATCCTTCGTCCGATTTTATTCAACCTTGACCTTGACATAGAAGATTTTTCTCCCAGGCGTGGTCAGATGATGGGTTCGTTACTTTCTTTCCCTTTGCTTTGCATTCAGAATCGGGTGGCCTTCTTATGGGCCGGTCATTCTGTTGGGATCGATTGTTCTGAATTCCCTTGTCTGATCAACGGAGACGACATCCTTTTCCGTTCCGGTCCGCACTTCGGTGCGCACTGGATGGACACGGTTTCGACTCTGTCCTTAGAAGTTGAGAAGACTAAGACTTCCGTTTCAGCCCAGTATGGTTCTTTGAACTCTACACTTTGCGTTCGGAGAGGCCGCTACTATGTAGTGGTTCCCACCGTTCGTATGGGTATGTTGCGGGAGTCTGAGTCTCTCGACTCTTTGTCGCGGGGATTTGATGATTTTATTAGAGGTTTGAAAGGAAGTTATCGCTATCGTGCAGCGATGGCTTGGTTTAGCTGGAACATAGGAAAGATTCGGCCGCTTGGATTAACGACGTATGACTTGGGCTTCAGAGGCCCTCTTGCGTACCGAGCGACGAAGAAGTTTGGTCTGAGCACGAACGTGACTCACACGCCAGTTCCTACTCTTCGCATAGATAACGGACTCTCTTTGAACGACTCAGGTTGTTCTTTTGAAGATCCGGATACTCTATCCGCTGAAGATAAGGAGGTCAATCTATTAGAACTAACCGCGTGGAAATGGAGAACTAAATATAACGAGTTTGAAAAGAAAGATTCTGAGTTACGACTTAAACTAGCTATTTCAGCATTGCGTAGAGATGAGCCTGATTTTAGGCCCCTTATTTGGGGTTCCGAGTCAGGCTCATTGACACGTGCTTTGCTTAGCGCCAAGTTGTTTAATCAGAGTGTTTCGTCAAGAAGAAGAGGTTTTCCCGTCATGTGCCCTGTGCAAGGCGTGTTGCCCTCTTATGAGGACGCGTTAGCGGGGGAGGTAGACGTCGGCTCCGTCGAGCCGCCAGCAAAGAAGAAATAAGTGACCCTAACGCCGTAGGACCCAGGACAGTGCTTAGCACTCCCGCTCTAGAAAACAGTTAAGGAAAATGGATCAAGGGGTGACCCTCCCATGGATGTACACCAATGTCAGTTGATTCGTTCAACGGTTCGTCGAAACTTTTCCTGAAGCTGATGAGTTGGAGGTTAGCGGTTCGCTGGCAAACCTCGTGGTCTCGGCCGGTCGGTTGAAATAAGATAGGGGGCCCGTCCGAAATGCCGGGAGATGCCCTAGATCACTTATTGAGGACGCTTTAAAGAGAGGATGTAGGTTCTAAGGAATCGAACCTCTGCTGG